CATCAAAGCCTGTTGATTGATTGGCATGCGATCATTCTCTAACTGCTCCTTGACCTGCTTTTCAGCAAAGGCCAATAATTGATTCGTGAACAATTCAGCACTTTCGCCATCCAATCGTAATTGTAGCGTTATACCTTCCATTTTTTACATCCTCTCAACTATGCGGGCAAGCATTTTTGTGATATAATGGTTTTAATAATTTAAGTGTGCGCCTGATTTCCGTCAGGCTTTTTTTGCGTTGTTGTCAAACTGTTTTACTTTCCATGGCCCTGAGTTCAATCTCATGGCTGACTTGTTTCAATAGCTTCTCACACGCTATTTTAGCTTCTCTGTACGTTGTGGATTCGCTGATGAAGTAATCAGCAAGTTCGATGATTTTATCTTCCATGCCTACCCCTACGCTTGACTAAATGCGTTCAGTTCCATAATCTTCATCTTGGTATTGGTGCTTGGTTCCCACGTCAACCAGTAATCTATAGCAGCGTCCACATGCTTCTTGGGTAGCAGGTCATAGCGACTAATATTGAAGTGTTCTTTAAAGTCAATCTCAGCTTGTCTAAAGACTGACTGAGCGAAAGTCTTATCCGCATAAGCTGGACTATCGATACCACCTAGGCATGCCACAACCCTAACCTTACGCTTCTTCAGGAGCAACTGAGCATGGCTTGGATGAATCGGTTGCTCACTCTTGAGGTAGTCGATATCTTCCAGCATGGTAGCCTGTTGCTCACGCAATTTCTTCTGGCCAGTGAATAGAGCAATAAAGGCATCCTCATCCAAATCCTCGCGGATAAATCCGCCCTGCTTACGAATAGCTGGCAAGACTTCTGAGGTCACCCAGCGCTTGAACTCCTTAGCTTGAGGCAACTTGCTGGATAGGATGAGAGAGTAGAGACCTGATTCGTTGATAACTGTCTGATTTCTCATCTGACCTGCCGTCGCGATTTGCGACGTCAGCTTATCATCTTCATCAACGTGTTTTGCCAGAGCATCTCTTGAATTTACATATCCAAGAATCTCTGCTATATCTTTCCCAACGAACCACGGCTCATCGTCAAACATCACTGTACGGACTTCCTGTCCGTGAAAATTAAAAATTTCGTTCATAAAATTCCTTTCTAAATTTGGTATAATTAAAATAAAAACACGAGGTGTATTATGGCTGATTTGTTACCTACAATCTTAACTGCGTTTGCAACAACTATGGCTACAAAGGGAGCTGAGGCTCCTGCTAACACTTTTAATGAAGCATGGAAATATGTTTTTGGTTCTCTTGATAGTTTCCTATTACGAAAAAATGAAAAACGTAAATATGATAATGAGAAGTACATTGAATCACTAACTGAGAAAGTCGAACAAATACCTGTAGAAAATATACAAGAACCTAAAATGAGTATATTAGGACCTGCATTGGAAGCATCAAAATTTTATATCGAGGAAGAAGATATACGAGAAATTTTTGCATCACTATTAGCGGCATCATTTGATTCTTCAAAAAGTTCGTTATTGCATCATTCTTTTGTTGAAATTATTAAACAGCTCAGTCCTTTAGATGCTAGGAATTTGAAGTTTATTGCTCAAAGAAAACGATGTCCTGTCGCTAAGTATTTGCTGGAATTCGAAACAGGGGGTCAGAGCCTTTTAAAACCACTAATTTTTATTCCTCATGATGGTGAAATAGAATCGTCACTTGATAATTCAATGTTTGATTTTGATAGAAATGCTTCCTCTATTACAAACCTTGAAAGATTAGGTTTGATTAAAGTTGATTTCATAACTTGGCTTTCGAAAAAAGAAAAATACACATTACTTGAAAGCAACCCTTTAGTCACAGCTTATAAAACATCGTATATCAATGCTAAAAACAACGAAAAATTACATGTAGCAAAAGGGATTATAGATATTACACCTTTAGGCGAAGATTTCTATAATGTCTGTTTATAAAAACAATCTTTTGACTAAATTTTCAAAATGTGTTTTTAACCATTCATCTTGCTTGTCGAAAAAATCGGCAAGCCATTTTTTTATCATCTTTATTTGAATAGTCATCATCAGTATTGAAATTATTGATGATACTATGGCACTGAGTATGATTTCTCTCATTTTCCCCTCCTACTTCAGCACCTTACTGCCGACTACCAACCGTTTAACGACAACGTCCATCTCCTTAAATTCGGCATTCTCTGCACAGTAGCGGACGCTCTCGCTGATGATGTGACAAATAGATACGCCGTACTCGTTCGCCAGCTCCGTAGCGATCTCCCAGGCATCTTTGTCAATCCGTGTTACTTTTTGCGCTGCGTTGTTCATGATGTTCCTTTCTTTTGTTTGTTTAATTTGTTAAACATTTATTTTAAAAAAAATCTTTTACTTGCTTATTAAAAACTACTGCTAATTTTTGAAGTGTTCTAATTTTTACTGTTGACGACTGACCTGATTCAATCAGATGTATTGTTGTTCGAGAAACATTTGACTTCTCTGCCAGTTCCTCTTGAGACATTTTCTCTGTCTCACGCCATTTTTTTAAACGTTCTCCTTGCACGTTCCTACCTCCTTATTTTTCTATTTGTTCCTCGCAATTCTGCTATAATAAAGCTAGAAAGGAGGTGATGTTATGGCAAATAGCCCTTTTATTGATGCAATGATTGATGAACTCATTGAGCTAGTTCGTGATGACAATCATACTTTCGAGCCAGTAAAAGTCCGTGAAGTTAAGGACATTGTTCGAAGAATGTTAGCAGCTCACGAAAACGAAGTCTTAGTTCGAATGAAACAATCTCAAGGTCATAATCAGTAACGTAGTATGATTGTTCACCGACTAGCGCTTTTGCCCTAGGTTTCAACTCATCAGGCAAGCTAAGATAGTGCTCTTTCAGCGCTTCAAGCTCTCTGATTGCTTTTCCCACTCTTTTTGTCGAAGGAAAGGGTGGTTTTTGTTTGTACGGATATTTTCTTGGTCTCATTTTATTTCTCCTCACCCCCTTTCAAATATGGTATAATCAAAATAAAACGATTGGAGAAACATAATGGAAATACCTCAAAATTTGATAACTCTAATAAGCATAGTCGCTACAGCTTTCGCAGCAATCGTCACTCCATTTATAAGTATCTTGATTTCTGTCATAAACAATAGACACGACCTCAAAATAAAATCATTGGAAAAACAACATGAAATTTTAGAGTATAGAAAAGGTACAATCATTGAATTCGTAGAACAAAATAGTGAATTATCTTCTCGTTTAATTGCTAAACTTGAAAATGATAATCTCAATCGTTACGATATCGAAAAACTCTATAGACTTGCTTTCTCTTCATTGTTGGCAGATAGAACTCAAGAAATAGTATCTCAAGTAGAAATCTATTTGAAATCGCTCCATTCAACTGACAAAATCGAAGAAAATCGGAAAGCATTATCTAATTCAATTATTGATACATTTACTTACCTGTCCAACGAGATATCCAAATTAACCAGAACACAATATGAAATAATGGAAGAACTACGAGAAGCCGTGAGTGCCCCTCCGAAACCTTTCGGATCCCGACGAAAAAATAAACAAGATTCGACGCAATCACAACAAGTGAACAGGCATAAAAAACAAGATCTATATCGCTCATTATAACTTCCTCCTTCCTACTCCTTATCTTTTTTATCACATCGGTACTTCACTATCTGACGGATAGTAAAAGATACAATCACAAATCCTGCTAGGATTATCAATCCAGTTTCTTCATTCATTGCTTTTTACGGCAAATGATGGTACACTATCAAGTAGAGGTTGGGGCTTTTGCCCCTTTCTCTACTTTTTGTTTTGAAGCTTACGTTTGTGTTCTAAGATTTGTTTGTGCCACAAACGTGCTTCTCTGGTTAAGCCTAGTACCAAGATGACGGTTGCAGTGTCCTTGGTTGCTAGGCTTTTTATGATGTGTTCCATCATTTGCCTTACCTCCTTTTTTATTTCGCTCTTAGAGCAATAGCTAGGAGAGGAATCGCACCTCTCTACGCTACCCTAGCTTGTTTAGCCTCTTCAACCTTTTCAAGAACTAAGATTGTAAGAGCCATTTCTTGAAAATCTTTATCATCGAATCCGATAACGTCGCCGTACACTCTGATTGTTGTCAATAGTGTGTTATACAATTCGTACATATCATCTGATGATAGTTTTTCACGGTCTAGGATTTCTCCTAGCTTAAGTGAGCGTTCTCTGCGGTTCTTAACTTGTAAGATTTCTTTTGCTAGTGCGATTTGTTCTTGTGTTGTAAGTCCTTTATTCATTGTGTTTCCCTCCGCTTTGTTTTTGTTATTTCCTTAAGCTTGATTTAATTATATCTCATATTGAGATATTTGTCAATAATTTTTTATCACTTTTTGAGATTTTTTTATTTATTTTTTTGTCACGTTAGTATATAATAAGAAATGAAAGGAGTTGTTTAATATGAATATACTAGGTAGCTCAATTAAAGAAGTAAGAAAATCCAAGAAATTAACTCAAAAAAAACTTGCCGAGCTGACAGGTTTTAAACAAAATACAATTTCTAACCATGAAAACGGAAATAGACAGTTAGATGAAAAGGACATTAGAATATACGCTCAGGCTTTAGAAGTTTCTCCTCAATATCTATTTGACCTAGCCAAACCTTCATCTATTGAAATTACCCCTACTACTTCCCAAATCCAATCAATCTACGACCAACTAGAGCCACCTGGACAAAGAAAAGTTATCACATACGCTGAAAAATTACGTGACGAACAAGAGAAACGAAGAAAAGCGAAGATAAATGAAGTATCGGAGAAAGTTATCGACTTGTACCAAGTTGAGGTAGTATCTGAGACGGCAGCAGCTTGCGGATTTAACTATGGATTTGGCTACGACGATACAGACAGAGAGACTATAGAGGTTGACGAGCGACCACCACGCCACGACATTGCTACCAAGGTAAGCGGAGACTCCATGCAACCTGACTACCAAGACGGAGACATTCTCTATTTAGTAGACAAAGGACTGACTACCTACAACGGAGATTTAGCAGTTATCGCATACGGAGACCGTTCTTACTTCAAAAAGATCTATACCGAAAACGGACGCTTACGCCTCGTATCGCTCAATGACAAGTATGAAGATATCATCCTAGACTTCCCACCAGCCGAAGACACACACATCAAGATTTATGCAGTAGTCGGGGTATATAGAGGGGAATAGAACCAGCTGTTTTCCATTTTGGAAACAACCACTTGACAAAATTTAAAAAAAGAAGTACACTAATAATGTCAAAAGCCTTGTTCGTCAAGGACAAAACGGTCTGGTGTACTTCTAAGAGGTACACCTTATTTTATTATCCGACGAGCTGCCAACTGTTTCCATTTTGGAAATAGCTGGCATGTAGCAGAAAGGAGGAAAAATGGAAAAAACTAAATCCGATTTTGAAAAATTGTACAAAAAATTTTCAGATAAAAATATTACTACTAACAACCATTCTAAAGACCAACTTATTGATTACCTTAAAAACAGAAGTTACTACTATAAAATCACTAGTTACAGAAAAAATTTCCCTAAAAATTCCAAAGGAAAGTACGATAACTTAGATTTCTTAGATTTAACGATTTGCGCTTCTTTAGATGTTCGGTTACGTGAACTATTATTATTAATGTGTTTAGATGTAGAACATTCGTTAAAAACAAAGTTTATGACGCTTCTTACAGAGGACGACAAAGAAGATGGTTACTCCATAATTGAAGAATTTAAAAATGAATACCCTGAAAAATTTTCAAATATAATTGAACAATTTCGCTTAAATAAATATAAAAAAGATATGTTTCAAAAAAGAACAGATTTATCTATTTGGGTATTTTTAGAAATTGTAAGTTATGGTGATTTTACTACGATTGCTGATTTATATATAAAGAAGTCAGAACTGAAAACAGACCCTCTGTATACTACTCAGCACAAATTAATTAAAAATATTAGAAATTCTTGCGCTCATAATAATGTTTTTTTAATAAATCTTTTTGACCGCGCTGATCACATAAGGCAACCAGACCCTAAAACAAAATCTTATGCAAATACAATGAAGATAAATCTCGCCTCAGTTCATTATCCAAAAATCATTGACATCATCAATTTATTTTATCTTCATAAAAAATTATGTTCCGATGAACTAAACCAGAGACGACTGATTGAAGCTGATTTAATTGTTGAGAAATATTCGCAGAACGTTTCTACATTTAATAAGTCCGAATCTAAAATAAAAAAATTTTTTGAAACTATTTTTATAAAATGCATTGACTTTTTGAAGTAATAATGATATTATCGTTATACAGAAACAAGGTTCGCCCTTGGCTCACACAATTGGGTTTATAGAAAAAGTCAGCAATTCTCTATTGTTGACTTTTTCTTTTTTAATCAAGAATAAGTTGACGTTTGACAGAAATTAAACAATACAGTAAAATGGAGATAATTAAAGAGAAAAGCGTCGGGATCTCTACGGGGACCGATACGGAAGAAGTCTTCTCCATTTAGTTGGAGGAGGCTTTTTTAGATCTATCTAAAACATTAGAAACAACTCAAAAAATCCCCACACTCTCCGACAGCCATCTTTGAGTGTGAGGATTCAACTTTCCATCAAGCAAGCAATGGAAAGGATGATAAAAAAATACACCTATAGTTTATCATAAGTTCTACACCTTTTCAACTATGCGGGCAAGCAATCGAAAAGAAAGGACTTTTTTATGATAAAAAAATACATCACAAAAAAAGGAGAGACTAGATACCTCTTTCAAACATACCTGGGCATAGACCCTGCAACTGGAAAAGAAAAACGCACAACACGACGTGGGTTTAAAACCATTAAAGAAGCTAAAGCAGCCGAACGTGACCTTCTCTTAGACGTTGAAGAGAATGGTTTTTCAAACAATGAAGATTTCCAGAACCCTACTTTCGCTGAAGTCGCTGAGTTATGGCTTGAAAGCTATAAAAGCACTGTAAAACCAACAACCTATCAGAACGTTAAGAAAAAACTTGATGTTATGATTGACTTGTATTTTACAGATATGAAAATCCAGCAGATTAGTGTAGCTTATTGTCAGAAAGTTGCTATCAAGTTAAGTAATCGCTATATCCTATACGCCAATTACTACTCTGTCATCAGCCGTATTTTCAAGTATGCTACTTCTATTGACATCATTAAGTCAAATCCCTTAGACAAGATTATCAAGCCTAAAAATAGGCCATTAAAGGGCAAAGAAAACTACTATACAAAACAGGAACTAACCGAGTTCCTTAAAGTTTGCAAAGTAGATTGTAAACCTGTAGAGTATACCTTTTATCACTTACTAGCTTTTACTGGTTTGAGGACTGGAGAAGCTATCGGACTCATCTGGTCAGATGTTGATTTTGAAAATAAACGATTGGATATTTCTCGGACGGCTGTCGTTGTTAATAAAAAACAAACTGTGCAGGAGCCTAAAACCAAAATGAGTAAGAGGGTTATCACTTTAGATGATGAAACTCTAAATGTATTGAAACTCTGGAAGCGTCAGCAAATAAAAGAATATTTTCGGGCTAGTGTGCCTTACAAACATGATTCAAATTATATTTTTACGAATAGTTTCGGAGGTTGGATTTCTCCTTCAGCTGTGAAAGAGAGACTTAGAAGATTCTTTTGTGAACATAACGACATCAAAAAAATCACTCCTCATGGATTCAGGCACACACACGCTTCTCTCCTCTTTGAAGCTGGTGTTACAGCCAAAATTATTTCGGACAGATTAGGTCACAATAATGTTCAAACCACTCTTGATATGTATACCCACATAAATGATAATCAACGTGTTGAAATCGTGGATCAGCTCATGGATTTCATTCGCTCCAGCTAA